GTTGCCATTCGTGCGTGGCATGCAGAGGCATTAAACAAAGCAGCATTATGAAAACCAGTCAAATGTCTGGTTACTTTTTTTCTAACGAAATTGGAACGAGGCAAGAATTCTTTAATCTCATAGATCAGAGCAGATTCGGAGCCTAAAATATACACATCTAGCTTTAATGCTAAAAAAACTTGTTAAAATTATTCGAAATATGTTTACAGAAGACAACCTAGCTACAGCTCAAATTGCTCAATTATTTGGATCCGAACTTTTGAAAGTTCAGCAAAACGCAACAACTGATTCAGGTTCTCAACCAGATATCGTAAAAATAAACCCAAAGCAATTTTTGATAAATTCGCAACAATATCAGTCTAATAAAAAAGTTGAGGAACAGAGACTTACTCGGATGCTTCAAAGGGAGGCAGAGGCTGCTTACCCTCTGCCTGACTCCCCAGCAACTCCTTTGTTGCCTATTGATCCTGTACCTGTTATACCCATTACAAACCAACCTCTAGCTGTGCCCGTCAAACAAAGCACAGCTTCTTTGGTAACCAACTCTACCAATAACGATGTATGGGAAAGAATCAGTCACAGTTTGGAGCGTATTGCAAATAAGCTTGAATCAGTTGACATCGCAGTAAAAAAGAAGAGAGTGAAGCGTATTACTAAATGAAACTTACGCTTAATAAAAACACTTTTGTAAACAACATTCTTGCTCCTGTTTCTAAGTTAGCTGACAATCTGTTGCTTGACTTCGAAACGAATAATCGAGCCAAAACTCTTGTTACGTCCTCAGATAATTCTGTTATTTTGATGGGAGTAGTTCCATGTAACGTAGTAGATGCGTTTAAATGCGTTATTCCGGACTGTAAAACATTTTTACGTTTGTTTTCAGGAATTGAACAGGAGCAGATAGTTCTAGAGATTGGTTCCAATGCTATTTGCTATAAAGATGATACCCTATCTTTCAAGTACCATTTGCTCGATGAAAGCTATATTGTTAACAAAAAGTCTATTAGTGAAGAAAAGCTTAATCAATTAAAATTTGAAACGACTTTTGTAATAACAAAGCAAAAGCTGTCAGAAATAATCAAATTTAACTCAATCGTTCCGGATGCAGAAAAACTTTATTTCCTTACTGAAGGTACAAGAGTATTTGCAAAACTCGGAGATGAACAGAAGTCTAATACAAACGAAATTGTAGCAGAAGTTTCTTCCTCCCATGAAGGACAGCATCTGACAGACAGTTTTCCGATTAATATACAAAACGTTTTGTTGTTTAGTTTTGGTTCTGATGAAATTAAAGTCAGTGTCAATCATCAACTTAAAATTTTTAAGTTTGAAACTCCTTGCCTTAGTTATATTGTTTCTGGACTTGTTAAATAAACAATTTAAATAAAGTCATGGCAAATAAATTGACAACCTTAGGATATACTTTAAAGCGCTTTCGAGATTCTGGTTATATGGCCAATAAAATATTTGCAGAGTACAGCGAAGCAGATCCTAGAGCTTGGTCAATCATGATTGATCCAGGAGGAACGTCGGTTTTTTGTACGTGCTATGTTAATGATCCTTATATCGGAGAGACGTTTTTTGAATTATATGATGGAAATCAGTATATTCCTGGTCGTCTAAAAATTCAAACTTCTTCGTTCGAGATACTAGTAGAGCAACTTGTAAAATACAACATCGTGGGAAATCGTTCGTTCAATCGAGAAATTCCTTGAACCTCGTTGCAGAAGAGTTAATTACTCTGCAACATGGCAGCGCCTAAAAAAGTCAAAAAACAAGCAACAA